AAGAGGGGTTGAAAAGCCTGCTCAAGTTCATTGATCGACGCGGCGGGTTCAAGGACGAGGCGACATTCAAGCGCAATCTCGACCTCGCCGAAAAAATGGTGACCGGTTCGTCCGGCTTCCTGAAGTTTCAGGATCTCGCGGGGTTCTCGCAGAACGCCGGCACGGCATTCCGCAGCCTTTCGGATGAAGGCCTTCTGCATATGGAAGGCCTGCTGATCGAACAGGGCGGACAGAAGGCCGGTACGGCGCTGATGAGCTTGTATCAGAACCTCGTCGCAGGCCGAACGCCGAAGAAGACGATGGGCTTGCTGCAGGAACTTGGGCTTGCCCAGCTTGCCATGCAGGAGCATGGTGCGGTCGGCGGAAAGCCGATGAAATCACTCGTGATGACCGGCATAAGGGGTTCCGAACTGCTCCAGTCTGATCCGGCGAAGTGGATGACTGATGTGCTTATGCCCGCTCTCACCGCCAAAGGCATCACGAAAGAGGGCGACGTTCTGAAGGCCGTCAACGACGTGCTATCGAATCGCAATGCGTCCAATCAGGGCTCACTGATGACGACGCAGCAGTTGCAGATACTGCGGGATCAGAAACTGGCAACTGGCGCGATGGGGGCCGACAAGGTCACGAAGATGTTCGGCGACTCGGCATCTGGTGCTGAAGCCGACTTCGATGCTGCGTGGACGGACTTCAAAAAGCAGTTCGGCACGACGATGCTGCCGCAGATCACGAGCATGCTGAAGACGGGAACGGATTTGCTGCGCTCATTGGCAAGCATCACCGAAAGCGAGAACTTCAAGTCGTTCATGAGCTTCGCATCAAAGGTCAATGGCACTTTTGGATGGCTGCCAAAGCAGTTTTTCGGAAGCGCTAACGCCGCAGAGCCTGGGCAGAGCCCGAACGTTAAATCGGGTACGCCGCAACCGTTCAAGTTGAGCACCACGATCAATCTCGATGGCCGAAAGATCGGCGAGGCCGCAACGGATTACATCCTGAACGGCTTTGGCAAGGCCCAATCAACCAGTTCCGGCTTCGACATGACACGCTCCGCCCCGCCAATCGGCCACTCCTACGCGAAATAACTCATGGCAACTTCCCTTTCCCTCGGCGACGTTCTCTTTGCCGATCTGGAAGTCCCTGAGCACATCACGTTCGGTGGCGAACAGCGGCTGACGGTGCATGAACTGGTCGGCGGCACGCGCATTGTCGATGCGATGGGCCGTTCCGACATGCCGCTGGACTGGTCGGGCTGGTTCATGGGGCAAAACGCGCTAGCTCGTGCGCAATATCTCGAGGCGCAGCGCATCGCCGGTATGTCGGTGCCGTTAGTGTGGTCGGAACTGTTCTACGACGTCGTTATCCAGCGATTCGAGGCGGATTTCCAGCGCGAATGGATGATCCCGTACCGGATCACCTGCGTTGTCGTCGCGAATCACTCGCAGCCCGTGACGTCGCTCGCTGGCCCGTCGATCAATGACCTGATTAACACGGACCTATCGAGCGCGAACCTGCTTACGGGCCAGATTGGCAATAGCACGTTGACGGGCCTGATGAGTTCGGTCAATTCGGCTATCTCGACCGTATCCAGTTTCGCCAGCGCAACGGCGAGCACGATCAACAGCGTGCTTCAGCCGATCAACGCGGTACAGCAACAGGTCGCAACGCTGATCGGGCAGGCGGCGAACACGATGCAGAACGTTACGACGCTGGGCGGCATTCTGCCGAACAACCCGATTTCGCAATCGGTGGCGCAGCTTTCTGCGCAAGTCACGGCGTATCAGACGTCCCCCTTGCTCTACAACCTCCAGTCGGTCATGGGGCGCATGTCGACCAACCTCAGCAGCGTCACTGGTGCCGCGCAACAGATCACGGTGGCGGGCGGAAACCTCATGCAAATCGCCGCGAAAGTCTACGGCAAAGCTGAGGCATGGACGGGCATCGCGAAGGCGAATGGCGTCAAAGATCCTGTTGTGCAGGGCGTTCAAACACTCAATATCCCAGTCACGCCGGATAACAGCGGCGGCGTCCTCTCAGCGTAAATGACAACACTCAACATCGTTCCTGCGGTTCCCGTCGCACGGCAGCCGCGGGGGATGGTGTTGCTGGGCGATCCGAATCAGCCCGGTACATCCGTTCCATGGATCGACTGGGATGTCGAGCAGAACACGTGGCACTCGGCCAGCACGTTCCGCATGCGCCTGCCGATTTCTGCGCTGGCGTCGCCGATCGATCTGAATTACATCCTCGGCACGAACCCGATCCAAGCGCAGATATTCGCCGGCTTTCCGGGAAATCCCGACAAGTACGGCACGTCTGACCTTCAGCAACTCATCACGGGCAACGTCGACAACATCCAGTTTGATCCGGTGCGCCGCGTTGTCGAGCTGTCGGGGCGCGATTACACGTCGCTGCTGATCGATGCGAAGACGTTCGACCGCTGGACCAACCAGACAGCCAGTGAGATTGCAACGACGCTTGCCAAGCGACACGGATTGACGCCGCAGGTCACGGCGACAACGGGCGCAGTCGGCAAGATCTATGAAATCGACAAGATCCACGATCGCCACGGCTCGACCGAATGGGAGTTGCTCACCTGGCTAGCTGGCATCTACGACTTCGTGGCGTATGTGCAGGGCATGACGCTGTACTTCGGACCGAAGCCAAATCCGCAGACCGCGACACCCTACGCGCTGCAGTGGAAGAATCCGGACGCTCTGACCGCCACGACGTTTCAGGGCAACGTGCTGGACATGTCGTTCTCGCGAACTCTGACTGTTGGTAAAGGCGTCATCGTTCAGGTGCACAGCTTCAATCACAAGCAGAAAGCCGGGTTCTCGGTCACCTATCCGACTGGAAAGGCGAAAGGCGCGGCTCCGGGTACTGCTAAGGCGCCGGCGCAGGTCTACAGCTACATCATCGCCAACCTGACGCAGCAAGACGCGCAGCAACGGGCGCAGTCGATCTACAACGACATCATCCAGCACGAGCTGAAGATGAGCGCCGAGTTACCTGGCGACAACATCCTGACGCCGAACACTATGGTGAGCGTTTCCGGGACACAAACCAAGTTCGACACGATGTACTACGTCGAATCGGTCAATCGCCGCATGAGCATGGATTCAGGCTACACCATGAACGTGCGCGGCAAGAATCACAGTCTCGACACCACGGTTATCCCCTCATGAGCATCGACTCGCTACTCAATACGATCCGCGCTCAGGCGCAGATGAGTCAGGGTGAGAAGACCGGAAACCGCGTCGGCCTCATTACGGCTTATGACCCGAACAAATACGCCGTTAAGGTCAAGATGTGGCCTGACACACAGGAGTCGCTTGGCTGGATTCCTCTCGCATCTCCGTGGATCGGTAATGGATGGGGCTTGGTTGCGGGACCATCCATCAACGATCAGGTCAAGATCGCATTTGACCGCGAGGACCAGGATGCAGGCGTGGTGGTTGGGCGGATGTACACCGATGTCGATCAACCGCCCCCGGTTCCGTCTGGTGAGTTCTGGCTCATTCACAAGTCCGGATCGCTGCTGAAATTTCATAACGATGGCACGGTCGAGATTGCAGCCAATACCACCATGAAATACACGGCGACGCAGCATCACTTTGTCGGGCCTGTGCAGATGGACAGCACGCTGAACGTCAATCAAACAATCAGCGGCGAAGGCGGCATTACAGTCAGTGGTGACAACGGCACAGGCAACGCGTCGACGGTCACGGGTAACGTCAATTTCGTTGGCACTGTTATGGCGAATGGCAAGCATATCGACAACACGCACATCCATAGCAACGGCAACGGCGGCGCCAACACAGGTTCGGTGGTTGCATGACGACACAATCTCTTGCCGATCTCAATCAGCTCTGGTCTCAGGATATCGTGCCGTCGCCAACCGGCGATCTCGGCATTGCAACTGACGCCACTCGCAGCCAGCAACGCGTCATCCGCCGGCTGCTGACGAACCCGCTCGACGCAAACGGACCTCCCGACTACGCGCTGCATCCGGATTACGGTGCGGGCTTAGCGCGATACGTTGGCCGCAATATCGACCTCGCCAAGATGCGCGCGCTGATCCGCGGGCAAATGCTGCTCGAGGATTCGGTGTCGAAGAATCCGCAGCCGCAGATCACGCTCACGCTACCTGATCCGACAACGCTATCGGTCTACATCCGGTACACCGTCGCCGGGTCAGGGTCGCCGGCAACTCTATCCTTTAATGTGAACGGTTAGCCGTTCATCACGCCCACCAAGGCCACCTACTGCAGGTGGCCTTTTTTATTGCCGAGCGGAAATGGCGCAAGTCAATCAATGGTCCCTGTCGCAGGCGATCGGGAATATGGTCTCGGCCGCTCAAGCCAAAGCCAGAGTCCTGCTCGACTTCACGATCGGCTCAGTCAACCTGGCGATCATCGAAGCCGTCGCGCAGGTCGTGATATGGCTCGAAGGCCTGATCCTGACGCTGCTTGCAATTACGCGCGCGGCATCGTCGAGCGGTGCCGATCTCGACTCGTGGATGGCCGATTATGGTCTGACGCGTCTTGCGGCCACGTCGTCAACTGGGCAAGTCACATTCTCGCGTTTCACGCCGACGTTTCAGGCGGTAATTCCAGTTGGCACGGTCATTCAGACGGCTGACGGCACGCAGCAATTCACCGTCATTGCCGACACGACGCAAACGGCCTACAGCGCGACGCTTGGCGGATATGTGATCGCCGCGGGCATAACCGCAGCCGTCGCGACCGTACGAGCCGTCAATGCCGGCACGCAGACCAACGTCCTCGCCAACACGATCACGACGCTGACGACGGCGATTCAGTACGTCGATACGGTCACGAATGCAGCGAACTTCACGAACGGCGTTGATTCTGAGACGGACACGGCTTTCCGCGCCCGCTTCGTCACCTATATCAACAGCCTGTCTAAGGCCACGAAGGCAGCGATTGGCGCAGCGATTCTGGCTGTTCAGCAGGGGTTGCAATACACGCTGATTGAGAACCAGACCTATGCCGGCGCGACGCAAATGGGTAATTTCGTTGTTGTCGTCGACGACGGATCGGGTTCCCCGCCATCACCCCTGCTGGCGAGCGTCAGCAATGCGATTGACGCAGTGCGGCCATTCACCAGTACGTTTGATGTGCATGCGCCAGTTGTCGTAAGTGTGACGGTCGCCATGACCATTACGACGGCTACCGGCTATACACATTCGACGCTGGTCTCGACGGTGCAGGCGGCGCTGCTCAGTTATATCAACACACTCCCGCTCGGCACGTCGCTGGCCTATAGCCGGTTGGCTCAGGTCGCATATGACGCATCTCCTGGCGTAACGAACGTGACCGCGGTAACGCTGAATGCGGGCACGTCTGACGTTACAGCGACGAATCTCCAGGTCATCAAGACAAACTCTGGCGCGATCACGGTGAGCTAATGTCGACGGGAGATTCTAACGATGTGTTTTCGCGGCTAAAGGCTGCGTTGCCGCAACGCTGGTTCGGATCGACTTCCGATTCGATGCCAGTTGTCGATTCGGTGCTGGCCGCTGCCACGACTGCGCTGAGCTTCATCTATTCGCTATATGCGTACGCAAAACTTCAGACGCGCATCAAGACCGCGACTGACGGTTATCTGGATCTCATCGCAGCCGATTTCTTCGGCACATCGATACAGCGAAAGGCCAACCAAACCGACGCATCCTTCCGAGCGACGATTATCGCGAACATGTTTCGCGAGCGCGCGACGAGAAATGCAATCGTCAAGGTTCTGCAAGACCTGACCGGGCGAACGCCAAAGATCATCGAGCCGAAGCGTCCCGCAGATACGGGCGCTTACGGCGGGCCTCTGATCGGTTATGGCCTCGCCGGCGCATATGGGTCACTGCAAATGCCATATCAGGCGTTTGTCATTGCCTACCGACCACTCGGAACCGGCATCCCATCGGTCGCCGGCTACGGCGTCTCGACTGGCGCGTACAGCACAGCCTCGCAAGCCGAATGGGCATCGCTCTCGATGATCCAGGGCGCCGTGACAGATGCAGACATCTATGCAGCAATCGATTCAGTTCGCCCTGCTGCCACGATCGTCTGGACCAACATTTCTTCGTAAGCAAAACACGCTTGCATCAAGCCGCCTCCGGGCGGCTTTTTCATTTGAGAAGCCAATATGACTGATCGCGTAATCGTCTACGCCGGGTCCATTCCCTTGGAAACCGACGTTCTTCGCAGCAACAAATTTGCGATGGTCGGAATCGCGAAGCTCGCCGCGGCGATGCTGGGCACGTCCACCATTGTGAATGGGCTGGCGTGCGTGCCGACCGGGCCCGCGTCGCTGACAGTGAACGTGAATCCGGGCGAGATTTACAGCCTGGTCAGCATGGATGCGACGGCATACTCGTCCGTGGCTGCCGACACGACACACCAGATCATGAAGAGCGGCATTCTGCTCGACGCGGTCAACCTGTCATGCCCTGCTCCGGGGACAGTCGGTCAGAGCATTAACTACCTGGTGCAAGTGATCTATCAGGATAGCGACACCGACCTGACGGCTCTGCCCTACTACAACGCAGCAAACCCGACACAGGCGTGGAGCGGCCCGAACAACAGCGGCACACCTCAGGCGACGACTCGCAAGGGCATCATTACTATGTCCGCGAAGGCTGGCGCTGCCGCTGCGACTGGCTCGCAAACGACGCCCGCTCCAGACGCCGGTTACACCGGCCTGTGGGTCGTCACCGTCGCGAACGGTCAAACGCAGATCCTCGCCGGCAACATCGCGCAGTACGCTGGCGCTCCGATCCTCCCGTCGTCCCTGCTTGCCTCTATCCAGAACGGCAATCTGTCGTATGCGGTTGCCACTGGCACGGCTAACGCGCACGTCGCGGCCTTCACTCCCGCTATCACGCAGCGTGTTGACGGCATGTTGCTGCGCTACAAGGCACCCGCTGCCAATACTGGCGCACTGACGCTCAATGATGGTCTGGGGGCAGTCGCTGTCGTCGGTGCTGCTCACGCAGCGCTGCAGGGCGGCGAAACCATCACGAACGGCGACGCGCTGGTGATGTGGAACAGCTCGATCGGCGGCGGCTCGTACATCCTCATCGAATGCACTGGTGGCGCCCTCCAAATCGCCCCCGCCACTGCAAGCCAGCATGCGGTGCAGTTGGGGCAGGTTTCGGGTGTTGTGGGGACTGCGCGGAATCTGGCTGCCTATCTTGCCGCAGCGAGTGCCTCAGCGACTTTCACGGCAGACGAGATTGTCGTGGAAAGCACTCTTGGGGGTCTGCGTTACTGTCTGCCGAGCTATAGCCAGACGATCAACCTTGCCACGACCGGCGCGGGTGGCATGGACACCGGGACGGCTCCGGTTTCGGGTTACGTTGCGCTGTACGCGATCTATAAGCCGAGCACAAACACGATTAGCATTCTGGCAACGAATGCCGCTTCGCTCGTTGGAAATGTATACGGTGGCGCGAATATGCCGTCCGGCTATACGGCAAGCGCACTTCTGATGGTATGGCCTACCAATGGCAGCTCGCAGTTGGTACAGGGGCTTACGCAGGATCGGGAGTTTAGCCGGATTTTCAATCAAGTCCTGAGTTCGACATCTACGCCAGCCTCCTTTACTTCACTGTCAATCAGTGGCGTAGTCCCGGCGAATGCAAAAAGCGTATCGGGAACGATACAAATTTCAAGCAGCGCGACAGCGACTTCGCAACTATTCGTGGCTGGTGATGCCAACGGGTTGGGGCGCCGATATGTTGTCGGTAGCAATCCTTCGACAGCATTTTCGGCTGGGGCGCCGTTCGATGCTCGGCTCCAGACGTCTCAAACCTTGTACTGGTCTTCAACCACCAATGGTGGAACATTGACGTCAATCATCGAAATCTCCCGTTATTCTATCTAAGGGCGCGATATGGCACAAACTCTCAATGTCCAGTTTGCCGATTCGACCGACGTGACGATCGTCTCGTATTTTGGCGGCCCGCAAAATCCGGCCGCATACGCGAATCTTGGCACGGTCAGCACGACAGACGCACGATGGTCGACGTTCTATGCGGCGCTCCCGGCCTCGGCGCAGCCGGGAGTCCCCGCGCCGGGGGCGTGATCGAGAATTTCAACGTCGTTGTACAATGCCCTCGCCATTCCGGGGGATTGTATGAAGAAACTTGATAGCCTGACGGCGCTACGATTTTTCGCTGCCGCTTCAATTGTGATTGAGCATAGTCGATCGGCATTCCAGTCGATGAACTGGATCCCGAACTTTCATTATGATTTCGGTGTCAGTTTCTTCTTCGTGCTGTCGGGGTTCATTCTCTGTTACGCCTACCGTGATTTTGAGGGCGCGGCCAGCGTGCGTGATTTCTACGTCGCGCGTATAGCCAGGATATGGCCTCTGCATATATTCATGCTTTGCGCGTTCCTTCTTTCCATGCCCAAATCAGCATGGTTTTTTGGATGGACAGATAGTTATCATATTGCAATTCTTCTTTCAAACATTCTTCTCGTTCACGCATGGATTCCGGTTGTTGCTTTCTTTTTTGGGATGAATGCGGTTTCGTGGAGCATATCGACTGAGGCATTCTTTTACCTGATTTTTCCAGTCCTTCGTCATCGCTGGGAGCAAACGTGGCACTGGAAATCCCTGATAATCGGGCTTCTCGCCTTCGGCATCCTCGCGGCGACGACCGTGCATGGCGTGCCATCGATCGACGTTCAAAAGCCGCTGGCCGCCTCGGATCAGGGAATCGGCTACATCTCTCCATTCGTTCGCATAATCGAATTTGCGATGGGCATGTTGGCTGCGAATGTCTATTCCGCCGCCAAGAAAAGAAAATTATCTGAGAGCATTGCGGTATGGACGGTGCTAGAGATAGTTTCCATATCGTTGGTGGTATTGATTAACCAAATTGATAAGCACAATCCCGATCCGTCGCCTTGGACTTATTTTCTCGTAGATTCTCCGGCAGCTCCAGCATTCATGCTGGTCGTTGTTATTTTTGCGTTTGGTAAAGGTCTGATATCAAAATCGGTTTCTGTAAGACCGCTGGTAGTCCTCGGAGAGGCGAGCTTCGCTCTGTATCTATCACACCTACTCCTGTACAGGATATTCGACGATCACAGGGCTTTCTTTACCGCGCCCGATGCGGTGCTCTGCATTGGGTATTGGGCCACTGCTATCGCAGTATCGATGCTGCTGTGGCGCTTCGTCGAGACCCCGGCGCGAGACTGGATTCGAAACCGGGGCCGTCGAGAAACAATCACCACGTCTGCGGCGGTCTAAAACTTCACCTTCAACTCTACTGTCGTTATGTCGTTCCACAGCGGCGGCACATTCCGGTTCCGGCTGTTCAGCCCCGTGAAGTAATGCCGTGCGGCGACACTGAACCGACCGTAGCCGACCGAGACGCCGACTACGGGCGCGACGGCCCAGTAAGCGTCCGACAGGTGCATGGTTTGTGGCGGTACGCCGCCCACCTGCCAGCCAGCGATGTCCTCGGACCATGAATCGCGGTGGATGTACGCGCCGGCCTCCGCGCCGAAGCGGAACCCGTACGCCCAGTAATAGGCCTCAGCGGTCAATGCGGCACCCTGCGATCGACCCTCGCCAGTGAAGTAGGCTGTCGGCACTGCGACCTTCGGCGTGTACGTGTGCGCCTTCGGGTCGTAATTCTCGTCCATCGGCGTGCACGAACATGCTGCGGCGAAGCGGCCAAGATTAACGTAGTCCGCATGCCAGTCCAGCCCCCAGGCGCCGCGCGTCATCAGCGCCCCTGTTAGGCCAAGGGAGAACGTCGGCGGCTTGGCGGTGACATGTGAGCCGCCTGGAATACCCTGTTGCGCCCATCGACCATCAGGCGTATCGGCCTTGGAAAAGCCGATGCCAGCCTGAACGTGGATGCCGAACGGATGCGCGACGTAATCGTCGATGATGTCGGCCCGAGCCGACGCTGCAGCACAGCCCAGCATCATGGCTACCGCAGCCGCACGCCAGCGCGAACCCGGCTTACGATTCGCCCCCGTGACGGCAACCGGCTTGCGGACAGCGCGGCGAACGCGCGAGGATTGAACCACCCGATTGTGATTGGTTTGCATTATTTTGCTCCAACGATGTTCTGAACGAGCGGCGCAAGAATGGCGGCCTGCCGCTGGGCCTTGATTGCGTAAATGGCGTTGTCCGGATAGATGCCTGCCGTGTAGTGCGAGCACAGGTTCGGGATCGTCTGCATGTAGTCGTACTGCTTCACGATCGGGACGCTGTACTGCGCCGCGATGTTGTCCATCACAGACACGTAGTTCGCAAGATATGGCCGACTGTCATCGCAGACCGGGCCAGGCTCTTCGAGGACGGCGACCTTACCTGATGCCCTGACGGCTTGAACCCATGCCACTAGCGCATCCGAATATGGTCCGAGAGATTGCGACAGGTCATCATTGACCGCGTGCGCGTCCAGAACGATCTGAGCCTTCGATGAAAGGATGCGCTGGGCGAACGGAGGGCCACCACCGTCGACGCCGTTCATCATGTTCACCAACGTCGACGCCGTACCGCCTTCTGCCCTGTTGTCGACCGTTACCGTGCTGCCAAACTGCGCTTGCAGGATAGTCTGAGTGTCGGCGGGCTCGCTCTGCGGATTGAACGCGTAGAACGGCGGCGAAGAGCCGAACATTGCATCATCACCGTGAATCTCGACCACAACAGGCGTCACGGGCTTGGCAGGCGTATCCGGATTACCGGGCGGCTCCGAAGCAACAGGCGCTGATGCTGCTGGTGCAGACGCAGCAACCGGAGCTGATGCCTCAGAGGCCGCCGGAATCGGCGTTGCGGTAAGTACGGGCTTCGCAGTCGCAGTCGTGACGGGCTTATCGTTGCCGCCACAAGCGGTCAGGCAGACCGTTAGTCCTGCGATGACTCCGGATCGCCAGCGGGAACCTGCTCCACGTGCGCTCCGAACGTCTCCATCATCTTCAGAACGCGGTCGAACTCTTCTGGTGTCAGCGCCATTCGAGCTGCGCCCAGAAACGCCATGTGCGGGTTCATCTTGCGCGGTTCGTTTCCGCCCGTATATTTGCGCCACTGGTGATCGCCGCCCAACCAGAACAGTTCGGCCATCTCCTTGCCTGTCGCATTGCGACGGCGCTTGAGGTCCGCCAAGTCTTCTGTCGATGGTTCGCTGAATTGGATTGGCATGTCTTCTGGGTGCGCGATCGAGGCGCGTGCGAAAGCAGAGTTTCATCGGATACGTCCTTTCGGGTTGGTGGGCTGCGCGGTTGCGCTACCTCTGGGACGAATATTAGACCCAATGGGGCTACATCGTCAAGTGTCCACGTGTGAAATTTTCGGGACAAATGAAAAAGCCGCCGAGCTTTCGCGGGGCGGCTTGTTTCGATTGATCGGGTGTTATGCGTGCGCTGCT